AATCGGTGGAGCTGCATGACAAAGTCATCGGGCATTATCTGAACATAAAACACTATCAGTAAGTTGGAGTCATTACCACGAGAAGAGAGGAATAACCTGAGCTGTCACAACGAAAAATTTGATGCTGCTAATTGAAAAAAAAGCGAAAGCATTGTTAAATGCATCAGTTTTCAAGGGGGGATTATGAGAAAAATAACCAGAAAAGAAAGAGATAGGGATGTCTTACGTGCCTATTTGCATCGTACAGGTAGAGACATTATGGTGGCAGGGTGCACCAGCATTAACCCTATATCTAAAGCATCTAAAATTAATCGTTGGATAAATAATCAAATTAAAGATGGCTTGAATTGCGAGATTAAGAAAAATAGAGATCTTTATCTGACCTTGCCAGCGGTAATGAATTTCTCGAGTAATTATAATCGTACAATGCAAGCGATACAAACAATAAGGCACCTAACAGGTCGGCGGATTTTTAATAATCAATGTTATCGACTGTGTTTTGTTGATTTTTCAAAAATAAAGTACATCTCTGCCTCGGCTGCACTTGTGTTGACTGCTGAATTGTCTAAATGGGATGACTCAGTTCGGCAGCGCATTCGCCCGAAAGTAAAAACATGGGATAAGAATATACTTTCACAGTTTGACGAGTTAGGTTTTTTTGATCTATTTAGGAACAAGGATAGTTTCGAGCTAGAGAAGGAAAAGGAGCCAAGTAATATTCGTTTTGTTAAGTATATGAAAGGTCACTTACATGACGATGACAAAACTCAGCATTTGAAAAAAGAGATCAAGCGCATTGTTGGTGAGGATTTGGGTAAATGGACATTTTTGTATAGTGGATTGTCTGAAGCAATAACCAATGTTGTCCATCATGCATATCCAGATAATAAGGGATATTCTGAGGAAGATAAAAAGTGGTATCTTACTGCTTCATATGATGTTGATTCAAGGGTAATAAAAGTAGTGTTTTATGACCAAGGTATTACCATTCCCGGTTCCCTGCCCGAATCGAAACTCCATGAGAAGATTCTGAGTTATCTTTCTAAGCTTCCATTGGCTGAGCGGAAAAGAGATGAGCAGTTGTTAAAAGCTGCCGTTGAAATTAAACGCTCAAGCACTGGCGAGGAGGATCGAGGTAAAGGATTACAAGACTTGTTGGAGTTTATAAAACAAAGAGGTGAAGGCTACCTTTCAATAATGAGTGGTAAAGGACTTTACAAATATTCACAGCATAATAACAAAACTGAGGTAAAATCAGTAAGCTTCACTCTACCTGTTTGTGGTACACTGATAGTATGGAGTACAGAGCTATGATTACGAAATTGGTTGCTAGCCTCATGAAAACATTGAAAATTGGTTCAGAGTTCTCAAAAGTCCCTAGAGGCCGGTACCGTAGCGACGGGACCGCAAGTGGCGAGCGTTTTAGAGAGGATTTCTTACGGAATCGTCTCAATTCGTTGTCTTCTGGTGAGAAGCTACAGATAGTCATCGATGATGAAGTTGAAGGATACGGTTCCTCATTTTTGGTTGAGGGTTTCGCTGGTATGGTTAAATATGGCTATATGCATGCCAATGAATTGCTCGCTAAAATTGAAATAAAATATACCAATCCAGATTTTGCGTTCTATAAGAGAAAGATAGAACAATATATCAACGAGGCGCAGTTTAATTCGAAAGCATATGAACCGACTGTCGAATAATTTCATTTTTAATATGGGTGAGAACTCGGGAGAGTTCTCACCTAACTTTCTGTTCATAAATAAAGATGGGGCGGAAGCTTCAACTGTTAACGGGTCTGCAAAAGAACTTAACTCTGTAATTGAGATAGCGTCTACTAAAATTGTTGACGCTATACAAAACCCGCCAAAGGCACCGCTTGTATCTTCTTCGCTTATAACCGCATTAATAAGCACTGTATGTGCTGCGACAGCTGCATTTATTTACAATAAAATTCATTGGCATTCTGTTGTTAAACGAGAGACAAAAACAAAACTCTTGGAAAGTATATCAGATGTGGTTAATGAGTTGCGCACCGATGCGATTAGTTATTGGTTGAAAGGCTATTCAAAGAAATCTGCTAAATCTTTATTAGAAGAGGAAATGAGAATAAAAGCCAGTTTAAATATAATAAATTCGACTATAACTATCTATGTCTCTCAAATTTCTTTGCTTAAACGAAAAGGAATTGAGGGTAAGCTTAGGGCTTTTCATAACGAGCTTTATGACATCATTACAGGTGATGATTTTGAAACCCAAGGAAGAAAACAAGACAAAGGTAAGGTTTCTGCCATATCAACGAAGTGCGTAGCTTTTCGTGTATTACTGAATACTATTAAATTTTAAACTATTCATGCATTAGTTAGTTGCATGAATATGCATCTTTTAGTGCAATTGAAATTCACTATGCAGTACCAGTCCTAGAGCGGCTTCTGTGTACTCATGCACCTGCATCAAAAGCGATCCGTTAAGCGCGCAGGCGAGGCGGGGATAGCACTGCGCGCCAGACGTGGTGACGGGATTTATTTTGCGCGTCTGTACGCGTCGTGGTGGCGTGCTGTGATGTGAAGTCGGTCAAGGTGATGTCGGGGCGCTTGCGTCGCGTGTGTGGCGTCTGGCTTGCTCTGAGGATGTGCCGCACGGAGGCGGCATTTTGGGCGGGTTTAGTCGGTCTCGATGCTGTAATCCTTAAAGCGGATCACCTCAATTCCTAACCAATCGTTAATCTCTTTAAACCGCTCCTGCAGCGGCGTAAGCTCGTTACGCACAAATACCCGCGCCACCTTCTCGATATCGCCCATCGAGCCGATATTTTCAGGCTTGCCGCCCATGAGCTGGAACGGCACGCGGTGCGCATCGAGCAGGTCAGCGGCGCTCACCTTCTTGATGTTAAAAAAATCATCCTTCGTGGCGACTTCACTCAACGGCACTATCTTAATGCCATCCGGTTTCCCGTTCGGGGCATAGAAAAATAGGTTTTTAAAATTCCCGAGTCCTTTCGAGTCGCGCATGGCGGAGCGCAGCGCCTCGACGTCGGTGCTGCTCTGTGCTGCGTCGGTCACGTACATGATGTAACCCGCGTGCGCCCCGTTCTGGTAATACTTGCGACGAAAGAGCGTGGCGGATTCATTAAGCCAGGCGGAATTGAGCGCGCTCAGGTATTCCGGCATCCCGTAGAGCTCCTGATTGATATCGGGCTCAAGCAGATGGCACACCGAACCGGGGGCGAACTGATGTGGGTGCGTGTAGTCCGACACGTACCAGTAAACGCCATCCTCCACGCCACGGCGTGTGTATTTGGCCGGTGAGGTTTCAAGCTTCATGAGCTGGCCGGTCACGCTCATGCGCTTTTCAAGGTAGCCGTTGGCAAACACCAGATAATCGAGCACGAGGCGGCTAAAGTCCTGACGCGACAGCAACGGGTGCGGGATAAAGGTGCTGGTCAGAACGTTGCGTTTGACGTAAATCGGGGAGCTGTGGTGCACGGCGGCGCGCAGGCTTTTTGCCAGTCCCGAGAAGTTGACCGGCGGCTCGTACCATTTGCCGTTGTTGATGCATTCGACATAATCGAGGATGTCGCGGCGATCCAGAACGGGGGAGGGCTCACCAAAGGTGAACGCCTCCATTTTCTGCGACGCGCTGGCGGTCATGTTGGTCTGTTTTGGCTGTTTCTTTTGGCGCTTTTTCATCTTAGTTAATATCCAGAATTGAGCTTGATTGCATACCGCTACCTGCGGAAAGCGGCTCGTTTAAAAGGGCGTGCATGGTCGCCCACGCGATATCTGCGTGGCTGGCTTCCTCACTGCGGCTGGCTTCATAGGTGGCGCTGCGGCCACTGCTGGTCATGGTTTTGCGGATAGCCATAAATGACTGAGTGATGTCGGTCGCACCGGCGTCATATTCCAGACACCCGCGCCTGATGGTGTCTTTTGCTTTCAGCACCATCGCGGTTTTCATTTCCGGGGTGTAGCGGATGGCGCGCGCCGCCGGGAAGAATGAGCGCACGAGCTGGTAAACACCCTGGCCGATGCCGGTCGCATCGATGCCGATATAGTCGACGGTGTATTTCTCGGTCAGCGCCCGGATGGCCTCGGCCTGTGCGGCAAAGTCCATGCCTTTCCACTGGTGACGCTCAAGGATGCGGAACTTGCCACCGGCAACCAGCGGCGGAGCCAGTACCGCACAGCCTGCGCTGTCGCCTGTGTGTGACGGGTCATAGCCAATCCAGACAGGACGCCAATTAAACGGACGGTCGGCGAACGGCTCGAAGTCCTCCCATTCTTCCATCGCATCGACCATGCAGCGCTGTAGCTCCTCGAATGGGAATACCGATGCCTTATCGTCGACGAACTCGCACATAAACAGGTTACGGAAGTCATCCGCGCTGTTTTCCTGCTTAAGCTGGTCGAGGTTAAACAGAGTGCAACCACCGGCAAGCGCGTCCTCAATGGTGACAATCTGCCGCCACTGTCCATCACCGCACAGCACGCCACCGGCGAGCGCTTGATGACTTATATCGATGTCGACACGTTCGTCGCGGTTGCTGCGGCCACGGTTAAACAGCTCGCCTGACCAGAACGGGTAAGCGCCGTGCGCCAGCGTCGACGGGGTCGAAAAATAGGTGGTGCGCAGGTGCGACTGCGAGGCCATGCCCGAGGCGACTTTGCGAAGCTTCTGGAAATTGGGTATCCAGAAAATTTCGTCAACATACAGGTCGCCGTTGTGACTCTGCGCGGTGTTGGAATTGGTCCCGAGAAAAATCAGCTCAGCGCCATTGTTGCCGATGACGATCGGGTCGCCTGACAGGTCGACATCAACCAGACGGGCAAAGGCGATGATGTACTTACGGAACACGTAAGCCTGCGTTTTACTGGCCGACAAAAATATCTGGTTTTGCCCGGTCTTAAGCGCGCGCATGAGTGACTCACGCGCAAAGTAGAACGTCGCGCCAATCTGGCGGGATTTCAGGATGTGGCGGATGCGGTGCTCTAACCCCGCTTTATGCCAGCGGAGCTGATAGTCAAACGACTGGTCGAAGAAAATCTCCTCCAGCTTTTCAATCGCTTCATCACTGAAGAAATTGCGTTTCGGCTTTTTGCGATCCCCTTTGTTACGGCTGGCGATATTGGGGTTTAAATCCACCTCGTTTCCGGTCTGGCCGTAGCGGTTAATGCGCGCGAGCCGTTCCATCTGGCGCGACAAAAAATCCGCGACTTTGAAGTCATACGCGGTCAGGTCTGGCTTAGCGTAGAGCTGGATAAGCCGCGCCTCTAATGTCGATTCCACGCGGTTAATCGGCGCGGTTTCTTCCCATCCATCCCGCTGTTTCCAACTCTGCACGGTCGGGCGCTTGAGCTGCAGCATGTCGCAGATTTGCGGTACGGCGAACCCCTGCCAGTACAACAGCCGCGCCTGTCGTCGCGGGTCATTTAACACAGAAAGGTCAGTTGAAATGGTCATGCTTGCCTCGTTTTTGGTGTGACGTGGCAAGGCTAAGGAAATAGGGGTTTATTCGCGCTAAGTGACTGTTGTATCAGATCTAACAGGAGCGCAAAAGGTGGCTGATGCGGGAAGGAGTCGGGAAACTAATCCCGACCCGAAAACCCAACATCAGGACACCTGAACAATGGCAAAGAAAGTTTCTAAATGGTTTCGCATCGGCGTCGAGGGTGACACCTGCGATGGCCGCGTCATCAGCGGCGATGATATTCAGGATATGGCCGACACGTTCGACCCCCGCGTCTACGGCTGTCGCATTAACCTCGAACATATCCGGGGGTTGTTGCCTGACAGCCTGTTTAAACGCTACGGCGATGTGACCGCGCTTAAAGCGGAGATTATCAGCGATGGCTCTGCGCTGGACGGCAAAAAGGCGCTGTTTGGCAAAATCCAGCCGCTCGACGAGCTGGTCAGCATGGTTAAGGCCGGCCAGAAGGTATACACCTCAATGGAGATCCGCCCGAACTTTGCCAACAGCGGCAAATGTTACCTCGTTGGCCTCGCCGTCACCGATGACCCGGCAAGCCTCGGCACCGAATACCTCGAATTCTGCAGCCGCGCCGCGCAGAACCCGCTCGCCGGTAAAAAAGACCAGCCGGACGACGTTTTCTCTGTGGCCTCACTGGCTGTGCTGGAATTTGAAGACGTCCCCGACACCATGCTCAACAGCCTGACCGATAAGGTCAGAGCCATTTTTGGCCGTAAGCAGGCCAGCGATGACGCCCGTCTCGCCGATGTGCATGAGGCTGTGACCACCGTCACCGAGCTGGTGCAGACCAACCTCACCGCCACCGACCAGCGCGTCACCGAGCTGGAGACCGAACTGGCGCAGCTTAAGCAGGACGTGACCAGCAAGGCCGAAGAAAGCGCGCAAGCGTTTAACGACCTTAAAAGCTCCCTCGATAACACCGAAAGCCAGCGCCAGCCGCGCCGCGAGCTTTCAAAAGGCGGTACGGGCGACGAGCTGCTGACCAACTGCTGATAACACGCCGGGCGTGCTGCCCGGCCAGAACCCTTTTACCCGAACAGGAAAAACCATGCGTAAAGATACCCGCTTCAAATTTAATGCCTACCTGTCCCGCGTCGCGGAGCTGAACGGTATTTCCACCGATGACGTGGCGAAGAAATTCACCGTCGAGCCGTCGGTCACGCAAACCCTGATGACCACCCTGCAGATGTCATCCGCGTTTCTGACCAAAATCAACATCGTGCCGGTTGACGAACTGAAGGGCGAAAAAGTCGGCGTCGGCGTTAACGGTACGATTGCGAGCACCGCCGACACCGCCGGTGATGATGAGCGTAAGACCGCTGACTTTACCGCGCTGGAGTCCAATAAATACGAGTGCGACCAGATTAACTTTGACTTCCATATCCGCTACAAACAGCTCGACCTGTGGGCGCGATTCCAGGACTTCCAGACCCGTATCCGTGACGCCATCATCAAACGTCAGTCCCTCGATTTCATCATGGCCGGTTTCAACGGCATCGAGCGCGCGGCGACCTCCGACCGTAAAAAAAATCCACTGCTGCAGGACGTGGCGATCGGATGGCTGCAGAAGTACCGCAATGAAGCGCCCGCGCGCGTGATGTCAAAAATCACCGACGAAGAAGGTGCGGTGATTTCTGAAGTGATCCGCGTGGGTAAAAACGGCGACTATGCGAACCTCGACGCGCTGGTCATGGATGCCACCGGCAACCTCATTGACGAGATTTATCAGGATGACCCGGAGCTCGTCGTCATCACCGGGCGTAAGCTCATGGCGGATAAATATTTCCCGATCGTCAACAAAGAGCAGACAAACACAGAGTCGCTGGCCGCTGACATCATCATCAGCCAGAAGCGAATCGGCAACCTGCCAGCCGTGCGCGTGCCTTACTTCCCGGCAGATGCGCTGATGGTGACGCGTCTCGACAACCTGTCTGTCTACTTCATGGATGACGCGCACCGTCGCAGCATCATCGAAAACCCGAAAAAAGACCGCGTCGAAAACTACGAGTCAATGAATATCGACTACGTGGTCGAGGCTTACGCCGCCGGTTGCCTGATTGAAAACATCAAGCTCGGTGACTTCACCGCACCTGCAGCGCCGGAAAGCGGAGAGTAAGCCATGACGAGTCCCGCAGCGCGTCACATGATGCGGGTCTCGGCCTCTGAAACTGCGCAGCGGGCTGCTGTCCCGCTGCGCAATGCAACTGCCTATGAGCAGATGCTCGTTAAGCTGGCCGCAGACAACCGCACGCTAAAACAAATCAGCTCTAAAGAGCGTAAAGCCGCGAAAAAGCGCGAGCTGCTGCCGTTCTACCTGCCGTGGGTGGCTGGCGTCCTCGAAAACGGCAAAGGGGCGCAGGATGACATCGTCATGACGGTGATGCTCTGGCGTCTCGATGCTGACGATATCGCCGGGGCGCTGGAAATCGCCCGTTACGCCATGACCTACGGCCTCACCATGCCGGTCGGTCGCCGTCCGACGCCGTGCCTGCTGGCCGAAGAGGTCGCGCTCGCCGCGCAGCGCCTGCTGAAGGCAAAACAGCCGGTCAATTTGGCGAACCTGCTCGACACTATCGCGCTGACCGAGCGCGCGGATATGCCCGATATCGTGCGTGCGAAGCTGCACAAAATCACCGGCTACGCGCTGCGTGATGCGGAGCAACTGCCGGAGGCGCTGGCGCACCTGCAGCGTGCGATCCAGTTAGAAAGCACTATCGGGGTGAAAAAGGATATCGAGCAGTTAGAGCGTCAGCTCAGGCCAAAAACCGAACCGGCACCGAAAACGACTAAACCGCGCACGCGCAAGCCTGCCGCCAAACCAGCGGCACGGCGCGGGCGTCCACCAAAGGCGGCAAAAGCCGCAGGTTAAACGAGCGCTCCCCGAGCCGGGCGGCACGCCGGTCAAAGCGGGTATCAATTGCCCTGACTGCGACCGGCGTCCACCGCCCACCCATTACCCGAGGTTGTCATGACGACACTGATTATTGAGCCAAAAAAAGAGCCGCAGGATGTGCCGGGCGTGGTGATACCGCCGCCGGGCGTGAGCGAGCCGGTAATCATAAACACCCCGTTTTTTCCTGACGTTGATCCGAAGCGCGTGCGGGAAGAAATGCGACTGGAGCAGACCGTTTCCCCCGTTCGCCTGCGCAGGGCGATTAAGACCGCGATTGCGGAGACTAACGCGGAGCTGAGCGACTGGCGCGAAATTCAGCTCGATGCCGGTTACGCCACGCTGGCGGATGTCCCGACCGACGAGCTCGACGGCGAGAGCGTGCGCGTTTTCCACTACTTCAACGCCGTGTGTTCGATGACGACGGCCACGCTTTATGAGCGTTTTCGCGGCGTGGATGCGACCGCCAAAGGGGACAAAAATGCCGACAGCATCGACAGCACTATCGATGAAATGTGGCGGGACATGCGCTGGTCTGTCGCGCGCATCCAGGACAAAGCGCGCTGCATTGTGGGGCAAATCTGATGAAAGCGTATGCGCTGCAGGGTGACACCCTCGACGCGATTTGCGCCCGGTACTACGGGCGCACTGAGGGCGTGGTCGAAACGGTCTTAGAAGTGAATCCCGGTCTGTCTGAACTCGGTGTGATCCTGCCGCACGGCACGGCAGTAGAGCTGCCCGAGACCGAGAGCGCGGCCAGAACCGAAACGGTGAATCTATGGGACTGAGTATGGAAAAAATCACCACGTTTATCGCCTACTGGCTGGCCGTGGGGCTGGCGTATGTCGGGGCAATGTCCCCCGAAAAGATGGCGCTTTACGTGGGCGGCGGATGCGCCATTTTTACCGCGCTGACGAACTACTGGTTTAAGCGCAAGACGTACCTCTATCTGACATCGCTCGGACTCGATAAAGGGGCTATTCGTGAAATCAATCGTTAAAAAATGCAGTGTGGCCGCCGTGCTGGCGCTGGCAGCGCTGATGCCTGATTTTCGTCTGCTTAACACCTCGCCCGGGGGGCTGGCTCTGATTGCCGACCTCGAAGGTTGTCGCCTGACGCCTTACCAGTGCAGCGCGGGAGTGTGGACGTCGGGCATCGGCCACACTGCAGGCGTCGTGCCGAAAGGGGAAATCACCGAACGTCAGGCGGCGGCTAACCTCGTCGCGGATGTGCTGAACGTCGAGAAACGTCTGGCCGTGTGCGCGCCGGTGAAAATGCCGCCGCAGGTTTACGACGCGCTGGTCAGTTTCTCATTCAACGTGGGAACCGGCGCGGCCTGCCGGTCGACGCTGGTCTCGTTTATCAAACGCCAGCAATGGGCGCAGGCGTGCGACCAGCTCACCCGCTGGATTTACGTGAACGGCGAAATTAACAAGGGGCTGGAAAACCGCCGCGCGCGTGAGCGTGCCTACTGCCTCAGGGGGATTCAATGAAAGTGATGTTGTTTTTACTGGCCGCGCTGATGGCGATTGTGCTCTGGCAGCGTCATGAAAACGGCAACCTGATCCGCTCCTTTGAACGGGCAAACAATGTCGCAGGTGAACAGAAAAACGTGATCGGCATGCTGAAAAATCAGCTTTCCGTTTCGCAGGGAATTGCCAGGAAAAACGAAACCGCGCAGGTCAGTTTACGCGACGAACTCCTTGCCGCCAGTGCGATGGCCGTGCGGCGTGAAGAAACCATCACGAGGCTGATAAATGAGAATGAAACCTTACGCCGCTGGTACAGCGCTGAGCTGCCTGATGTTGTGCGTCGGCTGCACACCCGCGCCGCCTGCGCCTCCGCCGGTCATTGTTTACAGCGCCTGCCCGAAGGTGAGCTATTGCCCGATGCCGGGAAGCGACCCTGCCACTAATGGCGATCTGAGCGCCGATATTCGCAGGCTTGAGAACGCGCTCGCCGCCTGCGCGCTGCAGGTTGAAACCGTCAAAGACTGTCAGGATAAACTCGATGAAGAAAGCACGCAGCCTGCGCGAAGCGCTGATTAAAGCCGTTCCGCAGCTTGAAACAAACCCCGAAATGATGCGCATCTTTGCCGATGAGGGGAATATCGATGCGCGGCTCGCGGCCTCGCTGTCGCACGAGAAAATTTATACCCTGAATGTGATCGTGTGTGACTTTGTGGGCGACCCTGACCTAATTTTCGTGCCGGTGGCCGCATGGCTCAGGGAAAACCAGCCGGATATCTGCACGCTCGATGACGGGCGCAAAAAGGGCTACCGTTTCCAGATGGATTTGAACGACGGGGACAGCGTCGATATTAGTATCAGCCTGCAGCTCACCGAGCGCACCATCATCAAAGAGGAAAACGGCGCGCTACACGTAAGCTATGCCCCTGAGCCTCCTCTGCCGGAGCCCGCCACCCGGCCTAAAGAGCTTTATATCAACGGCGAACTGGTGAGCAAATGGGATGAGTGAATTTAAGCCCTTTGACGACCGGCTCAATGGTCTGATTGCTGCCCTGTCACCGGCAGCGCGCCGGAAGCTGGCCGGGGAGATTGCAAAGGAGCTGCGCAAGTCGCAACAGCAACGCATCAAGCTGCAGAAAGCCCCAGACGGCTCGCCGTATCAGGCGCGAAAGCGTCAGCCTCTCAGGGCTAAGACCGGGCGCATTAAACGGGCGATGTTTCAAAAACTGCGCACTAGCCGGTACATGAAAGCCAGCGGCCGTGAAAACAGTGCAGTGGTTGAATTCACTGGCAAAGTTCAGCGCATTGCACGGATTCACCAGTATGGCCTAAAAGACCGGCCTAACCCGCACAGTCAGGATGTGCAATATTCGGAACGTCAACTACTTGGTTTGTGTAATGAAGATAACCATCTTGTGGAAAAGCTCATCCTTAGGAGCTTGAGTTCACTTCGAGGTGCTATTTACAATGGAGTAGATAAAAAAAGGGTAGGTAAGTGGTGACTTTCATACAAATCCTATTTATCTTTTCATGGTCTTATTCAGTCGAAATGACATTTGATAACTTCCGGATGAAAGGGTTGTGATAGTGAACATAGACATAAACTCTATTATGAATGATGCAGTAAAGGACATGCCTATAGCTAACATTATAGTAATAGGTAAAACGGGCGTTGGAAAAAGTTCTCTTATAAATAGCGTGTTCAGAGGTGAGTTTGCAAAGACAGGTGTAGGGAAACCTGTGACAGAAAATATCAAAGTAATCAAAAAGGCTGGTGTCCCTCTGCAGATCATTGATACTCAAGGGCTTGAGGTTGCAGATTATGAAAAAACAAAATTGAGTATTGAATCATATATTAATGAGCATAATAATAGTGAGCAGTCAGAAAATTATGTTCATCTCGCATGGTTGTGTATAAATGATACAGGAAAGCGGTATGAAAATGCTGAGTTGGATATAGCGAAATATCTTATCAGTAAGGGCGTGCCAATCATTGTTGTTCTAACTAAAACTAATTCTTTCAAAAATAATGAATTTGCTGATGAGGTGAAGAAGGCATTTAAGAGTTATAGCCATGCAGTTTGTTTGACTCGAGCTGTGCCAGAGGTTATTTATGATGAAGATGAAACGGATGAGGTGTTAGGTACGAGAAAGGTTAGAGGTATTGATGAATTAATTCAGGTATCCTATGAGGTGATTCCTGAAGCGCAAAAAAAGGCTTTTTCCAATGCCTTGTCTGTAAAAAATAAAAAAGCATTGGAAATAAAAAAAGAACAAGCCAGCAAGGAAGTGCTCGCAGCCACGGCTTTAGCTGCAACTGCTGCCGCTACACCAGTACCCTTCTCAGATGCTTTTACATTAGTTCCTATTCAAGTTGCGATGATTGCTAAAATTAGTTATACGTTTGGAATGGACGTATCTAAAACAGCCCTAACAACAATGGTTACTTCATTAATTGGTGCTGGAGGTGCTGTATTTGTTGGTCGAACAATTGTAACAGGGTTGCTTAAGATGATTCCTGGTGTAGGAAGTGTAGTTGGAGGGGCTATTTCAGCTACAACAGCAGGAGCAATAACCAAAGTTCTTGGGGATGCATATGTTTTAGTTCTTTATAATCTTGCGACTGAATCTAAAACTGGTGAGATTGATTTTGAATTGGCGGCAAAAATTCTGAAGTCTAAAGTATCATTTTAACTTTATAGCGGTGTGAATTTTTTACACCGCTATATTGATTGTTAAATACAAACTTGGATTAAATGAAGAGTGGCCAGGATACCAACACTTTTAGTAGGTGTCCTAATGAGTGGCTTTCAATGCTGGTTGATTTAAATAGAACTTTCACACGCTACCGCATTGCAAATATTAAGAGTTGCGTCTCTCTTTTAATGATTTAAGTTTATAGAAAATAAAAATATATGATTTTACTTCTCTTTCCATAGTTTCTTTTAGGAAAGGTCTTGTATAGATAAAGTGTATCAAACAGGGAACGTTTAGGGTGACTCATTGTTGTCTCATCCCCCACAACACCCCGCTCAATTGCCACTGACCTCGCCCGGCGGCATCCTTTCCCTATGAATAATTTAAATTCTCTGCAGGAAATCGCACGCGCGATCCGCAATCTAATCCGCACCGGCATCGTGACCGACATCGACCACGACGAGGGGCTTTGTCGTGTCCAGACCGGCGGTATGGAAACCACTTGGCTGAACTGGCTTACCTGTCGCGCCGGTCGCTCGCGCGTATGGTGGGCTCCGTCCGTTGGTGAGCAAGTACTTTTGCTGGCTATCGGCGGCGAGCTCGATACGGCGTTTGTGCTGCCTGGCATTTTCTCTGACGACAATCCCGCGCCGTCTGCCTCCCCTGATGCGCTTCATGTGTCCTTTCCTGACGGGGCGGTTATCGAGTACGAGCCCGAAAACGGCGCGCTCACCGTGTCTGGCATCAAAACCGCTGACGTCACCGCGTTAGATTCCATTACGGCCACCGTGCCGGTGGTGCTGGTGAAAGCGTCGAGTCGCATCACGCTCGATACCCCGGAGGTGGTTTGCACCAACAAGCTGACGACCGGCACGCTCGAAGTGCAGAAAGGCGGCACCTTGCGCGGAAACATCGAGCACACCGGCGGAACACTGAAATCAAACGGCGTGCAGGTGGATGAACACGCACACGGCAACGTTCAGAGCGGCGGAAGCTGGACTAAGGGGACGCAATGACGGTGCGTTATCTGGGAATGAACGGCCAGACCGGCCTCAGTATCTCTGAGGTTGAGCATATCCGGCAAAGCGTGCGCGACATTCTGGTCACGCCGGTTGGGTCGCGTGTCATGCGCCGTGAATACGGCTCGCTCCTGTCGCAGATGATTGACCAGCCGCAGACCCCGGCGCTGCGCCTGCAGATTATGGCCGCGTGCTATTCCGCGATCCAGAAGTGGGAGCCACGCGTCAGCCTCACGACCATCACCTTTGAACGGTCGGAGACCGACGGTGGGCTGTACGTCGACATCACCGGCACCCGCTCAACCGGCGGCCAGCCTTTTTCACTCACCATTCCACTGAGTTAAACGCTATGGCAATTGTTGACCTTAACCAGCTCGCCGCGCCCGACGTGGTGGAAGAACTGGACTATGAAACCATCCTCACGGAGCGAAAGGCGACGCTCGTCTCGTTGTACCCGGAAGACCAGCAGGACGCGATCGCGCGCACGCTCTTGCTTGAGTCTGAGCCGCTGGTGAAGCTGCTGCAGGAAAACGCCTACCGGGAAGTTATCTGGCGACAGCGCGTCAACGAGTCCGCGCGTGCGGTCATGCTGGCCTACGCCACCGGCGCAGACCTCGACCAGATAGGCGGAAATTACAACGTCGAGCGCCTTGTCATCACGCCTGCAGACGATACGACGTTACCGCCGACGCCTGCCGTGATGGAGTCGGACACGGACTACCGGCTGCGCATTCAACAGGCATTTGAGGGGCTGAGTACCGCAGGCTCTACCGGCTCCTATCAGTTTCATGGCCGCAGCGCTGACGGGCGGGTCGCCGATATTTCGGTCATCAGTCCCGAGCCTGCGTGTGTCACGGTCACGGTGCTGTCACGCGAAAATAACGGGATAGCTTCTGACGAGCTGCTCGCCATCGTGCGCACCGCGCTGAACGATGAGGACGTCAGGCCGGTCGCTGACCGCGTGACCGTGCAGTCGGCGAATATTGTCGACTATAAAATCACCGCATCGCTTTACCTTTACCCCGGTCCCGAAAGCGAGCCGGTGCTCAGTGCGGCGAAAAAAAAAGCTGCAGGCGTACATCACCGCGCAGCACCGGCTCGGGCGCGATATCCGCAAATCAGCGATTTATGCCGCGCTCCACGTCGAAGGCGTGCAGCGTGTCGAGCTGGCCGAACCGGTGGCAGACATCGTGCTTGATGACACGCAGGCGTCATGGTGCAGCGAGTACAGCGTGACTATCGGAGGCAACGATGAATGATACCCGCCTGCTGCCGGTGGGCTCATCACCGCTTGAGGTGGCGGCGGCTCGAGCCTGCGCTGAGATTGAAAATACCCCCGTTCCGCTGCGTCGCCTCTGGAGTCCTGACGACTGCCCGGCAAATCTGCTGCCGTGGCTGGCGTGGGCGTTTTCCGTTGACCGCTGGGATGAGAACTGGCCGGAGGCCACAAAGCGGGATGTGATTCGCGCGGCGTGGTTTATCCATGCGCACAAAGGAACGATTGGAGCTGTGCGTCGCGTGGTGGAGCCGCTCGGCTACCTGATTAACGTGTCCGAGTGGTGGGAAACTAACGACCCGCCCGGCACGTTTCGCCTCGATATCGGTGTGTTAGAGACCGGCATCACCGAGGAAATGTATTACGAAATGGAACGGCTCATCGCGGATGCCAAACCAGCCAGCCGCCACCTTATCGGCCTGACCATTATTCAGGACATTCCCGGCTATCTCTACACCGGAGCCCTGACCTATGACGGCGATATCATCACGGTTTATCCCGGATAAGTGAGAGAAAAATGACAGTGAAATACAAAACGGTCATCACCAAAGCCGGTGCAGTTAAGCTGGCCGCAGCGACCGTCCCTGACGGTAAAAAAGTGAATTTTACGGCGATGGCCATCGGCGACGGTGGCGGCACGCTGCCGGTGCCTGACCCGAACCAGACAAAGCTCGTCAAAGAGGTCTGGCGTCACGCGCTGAACAAAATCAGCCAGGACAATAAAAACAAAAATTATGTCGTGGCGGAGCTGCTTATCCCGCCGGAGACCGGCGGTTTCTGGATGCGTGAAATGGGGCTTTATGATGATACCGGCACGCTGATTGCGGTCGGAAACATGGCCGAAAGCTACAAGCCAGCGCTGGCAGAGGGGTCAGGCCGTGCGCAGACCGTGCGTATGGTCATCATGGTAAGCGACATCGAGTCGGTCGAGCTCACGATTGACACCTCAATGGTGATGGCAACGCAGGACTACGTTGACGACAAGCTCGCGGAGCATGAGCAGTCCCACCGTCACCCTGACGCCACGCTCACAGCAAAGGGTTTCACCCGGTTAAGCAGTGCTACTGACAGCGCGTCTGAGAGCGTCGCAGCGACGTCAAAAGCGGTTAAGGCGGCGTATGACCTTGCGAAAGGGAAATATACGGCTCAGGACGCCACCACGACGCAAAAGGGTACCGTCCAGCTCAGTAGCGCGGTAGACAGCACCTCTGAGAGTGTCGCAGCGACGCCAAAAGCGGTGAAGGTAGCAAACGATAATGCGAAAGCGGCCAATGAAAATGCGAATACCCGTTTACCGATAGCGGGCGGCTGGCTGACAGGCGGGTTTGGAATTAAAACCTCTATTGGCAGCGTGTCGTTTGGGGTGGGTAACTCAGATGTGTATATCGCTAACGGTGCGTCGAATAAGTTTCTGCAACTGAAGCATACGGGCGAGCTGAAGTACGACGACAAGGCTATCTACCATGAGGGGTATAAACCCACCGCCGATGATGTCGGCGCGTTACCGGCCAAAGGTACAGCGGAAGCCGCAAAGAAACTCGCCAACGCGCGAAAAATTGCAGGTGTGGATTTTGACGGTACCAAAGATATCAGCCTGAAAACCACGAATCTGGATGATGCGGGTACAGCTGCCACAAAAGATGTGACCACCTCCAATATCGATACCACTGGCGGGCGGGTCTTGAAGGTGGGTGATTTTGGTGTTGGTGCGGTGGCAGGAGTCGGCCTGACTGATGCTAATAATATCAATTTTAATGGTTTTTTCAGAATGAGCGCCGAGGGTATTCATGGCCCGGTTGCGAATCAGGCTTCTGAGCTGATTCATTGCCAGTACGACCAGAATACCGGCCGTCAGATTGGCTGGCGTGCAGGTCGCCCGGATGAACCATTGCGCCACCGCACAAAAATGAACGGCAAGTGGCAGGGATGGATTAAGCTCTACGATTCAAACAACCCGCCCACAGCCGATGAAGTCGATGCCGTTTCAGCGTCAAAGGGTGGCACTTACCAGAAAGAAGTTACGTTCACGGAAGGCGTAAAAATCAGGAACAGCACGGGGATTTATCAGGGCGAGGATAGTGCAGGTTTTTCCAGTAATAACCTGATGCTGAAATCATGGAACGGTATCGGATTCTATTGCACCCTCACCGGCAGTGAGGGCGTCACGGTCTTTGTCGATACCCGTGGCGGGCATGTGGAGGCGAGAGGCCAGATTAAGCCGGGTAGCTATGAGAATTTCGATAACCGTTTTTATACCAAGTCGCTGGCTAACAGCACTTTCCAGAAGGTCAATACCGCATCGAGAGGGTCGCGCGGATGGTTTAAAGATTCCAACACGGGAATGATATTTCAGTGGGGGATTGAGAGCGTTAGCGGGGCAACCACGCGAACATTCAGTTTCCCGGTTTCGTTTCCGACTGGTTGCGCATCGCTGACGGTATCAAACAACATCGAGCGAACGGCTGGCGAAAACTCAATGACGGGATTTATTAAATCGGCATCACAATATTCCCTGTCAAATACTGCCGCAACAGATCGCCAGTTATGCTGGTTTGCAATTGGTTATTAGGAAGATAAAAGATGAATTATTATTTTTCGAAAACAACGCTGGGTTTTTATTGCGACGAGGTGAATAAATCCACTCCTGCTGATGCCGTGGAAATCAGTGAAGAATCATACTTTTCGCTGCGTGAGGGGCAGTCCACGGGCAAAGTGATTGCTGCTGACGAGGCCGGAAACCCCATTTTAGTCGACCCGCCGGAGCCCACGCCCGATGCGCTCATTGCACTGGCTGAAGAAACCCGGACTGCACTGATGGCTGAGGCTAACGCCAGAATCACGCCGCTGCAGGATGCATACGAGCTCGGGATTGACACCGGGGAAGAGGCTGAATTGCTCACCCGCTGGAAGCGTTACCGCGTGATGTTAAACCGACTCGATATCAGCGCGGCGCCATCAATAGAATGGCCTGAAAAACCAGTCTGACCAGAGCCCTCCACCCGGAGGGCTTTTGTTTGTTGTTTCATTCCCCCACCAACGGCATTGCATCGCACCCGTGCAGCGCACAACAGAAAATAGTCGCACCCCTTTACCACGGAGTTAAACAGATGGGCGACTATCACCACGGCGTCGAGGTCATCGAGATTAATGATGGCACGCGCACCATTTCCACCGTCTCGACGGCCATCATCGGCATGGTCTGCACGGCCAGCGATGCTGACGAAAAGACGTTTCCACTTAACGAGCCGGTGCTGATTACCAGTGTGCAAACAGCTATCGGTAAAGCCGGTAAAAAAGGCACGCTTTCAAAATCCCTGCAGGCCATCGCCGACCAGTGCAAGCCGGTCATTGTGGTGGTGCGCGTTCCCGAAGGTATCGACGACCCGGAAGACCCGGAAGCGGCGCAGAAAGAAACCATTTCCAACATCATCGGCACGACCGACGAAAACGGCAAATACACCGGGCTGAAAGCGCTGTTAACAGCGAAAACCGTCACCGGCGTTAAGCCGCGCATTCTCGGCGTGCCGGGGCTGGATACGCAGGAAGTGGCGACCGCGCTTGCGTCAACCTGCCAGAGCCTGCGCGCGTTCGGCTACGTGAGCGCGTGGGGCTGCAAGACCATTTCCGAGGCGATCGCCTATCGGGAAAACTTCAGCCAGCGCGAGCTGATGGTCATTCACCCTGATTTTCTGGCATGGGACACCACGACGAACGAAACCCAGGCCGCATGGGCGACCGCCCGCGCGCTCGGCCTGCGTGCCAAAATCGACCAGACAATCGGCTGGCACAAAACGCTGTCTAACGTTGGCGTGAATGGCGTCACCGGCGTCAGCGCCTCGGTCTCATGGGATTTGCAGGAGCAGGCCACCGACGCCAACCTGCTGAATCAGGCCGGGGTGACAACGCTCATCCGTAACGACGGCTTTAAATTCTGGGGCAACCGCACCTGCTCAGATGACCCGTTATTCGTGTTTGAAAATTACACCCGCACGGCGCAGGTGCTGGCCGACACGATGGCTGAGGCGCACGCGTGGGCGATGGATAAGCCCGTTTCCGCAACGCTCATCCGCGACATCGTCGCCGGTATCAATGCCAAATTCCGCGAACTGAAAAATAACGGCTATATCGTTGACGGCTCCTGCTGGTACGACCCGGAGTCAAACACCGTGGAAACCCTGAAAGCCGGGAAGCTGTATATCGATTACGACTACACCCCCGTCCCGCCGCTGGAAAACCTGACCCTGCGCCAGCGCATCACCGATACCTATCTGGCAGACCTGTCAGACTCGGTCAACAGCTAAGGAGCCCAGAGCATGGCGTTACCACGCAAACTGAAATACCTGAACATGTTTAACGACGGTCTCAGCTACATGGGCGTCGTTGAATCCGTCACCCTGCCAAAGCTGACCCGCAAGCTGGAGAAATATCGCGGCGGCGGGATGCCGGGCTCGGTGTCGATTGACCTCGGCCTCGACGACGACGCGCTGTCGCTTGAGTGGACGCTGGGCGGCCTGCCTGACGTCGAGCTGTGGGCGCAGTACGCGTCACCGGGCGCGGATAGCGTGCCGCTGCGCTTCACCGGCTCATTCCAGCGCGATGACACCGGCGCTATTTCTGCCGTTGAGGTGGTCATGCGTGGCCGTCATAAGGAGTACGACGGCGGTGAGAACAAACAGGGCGAAAGCGGCACGACCAAAATCGCGACCGAATGCTCTTACTACCAGCTCACGATTGACGGCAAAGAGGTCATCGAGATTGACGTCGTCAACATGGTGATGAAAGTCGACGGCGTCGACCGTCTCGCTGAGCACCGCCGGGCGATTGGCCTGTAACCCCTTAACCGGTCAGCCGGGCTGGCCGGTCACTTACCCACGTTCAAAGAGAGCAACATCATGGAAAACATCAACGAAACTGCCACCACCGAAACCGAAAACTCAAACATTGTGATCCTCGATAACCCCGTCCTGCGAGGTGAGCAGAAAATCGAACAGGTGACCGTCACTAAACCCAACGCGGGAACCCTGCGCGGCGTGAGCCTGGCGTCGCTGGCAAACTCTGACGTCGATGCGCTGATTAAGGTGCTGCCGCGTATGACGTACCCGGCGCTCACCGAGCATGAGGTCATGCGTTTGGAAGCGTCAGACCTGATTTTGTTCGCCGGTAAGGTGGTCGGTTTTTTGTCGCCATCTTCGGCTCGCTGACCTACCCGGATAACCTTTCGGTCGATGACCTGATGGCGGATATCGCGGTGATATTTCACTGGCCGCCATCAGAGCTGAATTCCCTGAGCGTGACCGAGCTCATCACATGGCGCGAAAAGGCGCTGCAGCGAAGCGGACACCACCATGAGCAATAACGTCAGGATTGAGGTACTGCTGAACGCAGTAGACCGGGCAAGCCGACCGCTTAAAGCTATCCAGACTGCCAGCAAGACCCTTGCTGGCGGTATCCGCACTTCTCAAAACAGCCTGCGCGATCTGAATGCGCAGGCGTCCCGAATTGACGGATTCAGGAAAGCGAGCGCACAGCTTGCCGTGACAGGTCAGTCGCTTAACAGGGCGAAACAGGAAGCCGCCGCGCTGGCCGTCCAGTTTAAAAACACCGAAAACCCCACTAAAGCGCAGGCGCGCGCAATGGAGGCGGCAAAGAAATCCGCCGCTGAACTGCAGCTCAAATACAACAGCCTCAGGCAGTCGGTGCAGCGCCAGCGCACCGAGCTTGCGCGGGCTGGTATTAATACCCGTACCCTGTCGGCGGATGAGCGCCGCCTGAAAACCAGCATCGGTGAGACGACCGCGCAGCTCAACCGGCAGCGCGGGGCACTGGCGCGGGTCAGTCAACAGCAGGCGCGACTGAGTCGCATTAAAGAGCGTTATCAGGCCGGTAAATCCCTTGCCGGAGGCGCTGCAGCGGCAGGCGCGGCGGGCGTCGGTATCGCCACGGTGGGAACGATGGCCGGAGTAAAATTACTCACGCCCGGTTATAACTTTGCACAGAAAAACTCTGAGCTGCAGGCCGTGCTCGGGGTCGAAAAACAGTCGCCCGAAATGGAGGCGCTGCGCAAACAGGCGCGCCAGCTCGGGGACAATACCGCTGCGTCTGCAGACGATGCGGCGAGCGCGCAGATTATCATTGCGAAAAGCGGCGGTGATGCCGCAGCGATTCAGGCGGCGACGCCGGTCACGCTGAATATGGCGCTGTCTAACCGTCGCTCGATGGAAGAAAACGCCGCGCTGCTGACAGGGATGAAATCCGCGTTTCAGATGTCAAACGACCAGATCGCACACATCGGCGACGTGCTGTCGATGACGATGAACAAAACGGCCGCTGACTTTGACGGGCTGAGCGACGCGCTGACGTATGCTGCGCCGGTGGCAAAAAATGCCGGGGTCAGTATCGAGCAGACCGCCGCAATGGTCGGCGCGCTCCATGACGCCAAAATCACCGGCTCGATGGCGGGAACGGGCAGCCGTGCCGTCCTGAGTCGCCTGCAGGCTCCGACCGGTAAGGCATACGAGGCCATCAAAGAACTCGGCGTTAAAACGTCTGACAGCAAGGGCAACACGCGCCCGATATTTGCCATTCTGAAAGAAATGCAGCGCAGTTTTGAGAAAAACAATCTCGGAACAAGCCAGCGCGGCGAATACATGAAAACCATCTTTGGTGAGGAAGCCAGCTCGGCGGCGGCGGTACTGATGACCGCGGCCTCAAGCGGTAAGCTCGACCAGCTCACGGCGGCGTTTAAAGCCTCGGACGGCAAAACCGCTGAGCTGGTCAAAATCATGCAGGACAACCTCGGCGGCGACTTTAAAGAATTTCAGTCAGCTTATGAGGCCGTTGGTACTGACCTGTTTGACCAGCAGGAGGGCTCACTGCGTGAGCTCACTAAAACCGCCACGAAATATGTGTTAAAGCTCGACGGCTGGATCACCAATAACAAAACACTTGCGTCAACCATCGGCATCATAGCAGGCGGCGCACTGGCAATTATTGGCATCCTCGGGGCAATTGGTCTGGTCGCCTGGCCGGTCATTACCGGCATTAATATTTTGATTGCCGGTGCATCACTGCTAGGGACTGTTTTCTCTGCGGTGGGCGGTGCCATCATGACCGTGCTCGGGGCGCTTACCTGGCCGATTGTGGCTATTGGCGTTGCCATCGTCGCCGGTGCGCTGCTTATTCGCAAATACTGGGAACCAATAAGCGCATTTTTCTCAGGCGTAATGGAGGGGATAAAGCAGGCTTTTGCCCCTGTAGTGGAGTTATTCGAACCGTTAAAGCCGGTTTTTGACTGGCTGGGTGAAAAACTTAAAGCTGCGTGGCAGTGGTTTAAAGACCTGATCGCACCGGTTAAGTCGACGCAGGAGACGCTCGACAACTGCAAAAATGCGGGTGTGATGTTCGGTAAGATGCTGGCCGAGGCGCTGATGTTACCGCTCAAAAGCTTTAATACATTGCGTACCGGCGTTAACTGGCTGCTGGAAAAGCTCGGGGTTATCAATAAAGAATCGAGCGACCTTGACCAGAAAGCCGCAAAAGCCAATGCCGCAACGGGATCGGGTAAAGAGTCCACCATCAGACCAACACCGTTATTTGGCGATTCTCAGTGGTATCACCCGGTGCCGGTTCCTGCCGGGAAGACCTACGTCGACCAGAGCAAACCAGAATATAACATCACCCTGAATGGTGGTATTGCACCGGGTACAGACCTTGACCGGCAGCTCCGGGAGGCAGTCGACAGACTCGACAAGCAAAACCGTGCGCGTCAGCGCTCAAGTATGCGTCACGATGGATGAGGGCTAAAGCATGTTAATGGTTTTAGGTTTATTTGTGTTTGAGCGCCGCACGCTGCCCTATCAGTCTATGCAGTATTCGAAGGATTATCGCTGGGCGTCAAACGACCGTATCGGCAAGCCACCGGCTTACCAGTATCTCGGGGAGGGAGAAACCACGCGCACGCTGTCGGGCGTGCTTTATCCCGAAATTACGGGCGGACGTCTGTCACTGACCACCATCGAGCTGATGGCAGACGAGGGGCGAGCGTGGCCGCTGATTGACGGAACGGGCATGATCCACGGCATGTATGTCATCGACAAAGTGACGCATACGCACACCGAGCTATTCAGCGACGGAGCAGCGAGAAAAATCGAGTTTAGCCTTTCGCTTAAACGGGTCGATAAATCGCTGGCGGCCATTTACGGCGACCTGAAAACGCAGGCCGACAATCTGGTCACGTCTGCCGGTGACTGGCTGGGAGGGCTGGCAGGATGATTACAGGTATGGATATTCAGGCCGGGGCGAAGATAGCCCCGGCGTTTATGCTCAAGCTGGATAACGAGGATATCACGCAGGATTTCAGTGACCGCCTTATCAGCCTGACCATGACCGACAATCGCGGATTCGAGGCCGACCAGCTCGATATCGAGCTCGATGACACTGACGGCCAGATAGCAATGCCGCCGCGCGGTGCAACGTTGACGCTGTGGTTAGGGTGGGAGAACTCTGCACTGATAAAAAAAGGGACGTTCACGGTCGATGAAATCGAGCACAGGGGCGCGCCTGATACGCTGACCATCCGGGGGCGCAGCGCTGATTTTCGCGGGACACTGAACTCGCGCCGGGAACAGTCATGGCATGACACCACGCTCGGACAAATTGTGGAGACGATTGCGGCACGCAATAAGCTGGAGGCCAGCGTGGCCGACACGCTGAAAGCCGTCGCCGTGCCTCATATTGACCAGTCGCAGGAATCCGACGCGGTGTTTCTGTCCCGTCTGGCTGACCGGAACGGGGCGGCGGTTTCGGTAAAAGCAGGAAAACTGTTACTCCTGAAAGCGGGGAGCGGTAAGACGGCCAGCGGGAAGCCCATTCCGCAGATGACGCTTGAGCGCGGGGACGGCGATCGTCATCAGTTTGCCATTGCTGACCGCGAAGCCTACACCGGCGTGTCGGCAAAATGGCTGCACACCAAAGACCCGAAGCCGCAAAAGCAAAAGGTGAAGCTCAAGCGTAAGCTAAAAGAGAAGCACCTCCGGGCGCTGCAGCACCCGAAAGCGACAAAAGCCCCGGCAAAGACTAAAGCCAAAAAAGAGCAGGAAGCGCGCGAAGGCGAGTACATGGCCGGTGAGGCTGACAACGTTCTGGAGCTTACGACCATCTACGCGACAAAGGCGCAGGCCATGCGCGCCGCTCAGGCGAAGTGGGACAAGCTACAGCGCGGTGTCGCTGAGTTTTCAATCTCGCTGGCGATTGGCCGCGCCGATTTATTTCCTGAAACGCCAGTCGCGGTGAAAGGCTTTAAGCGCGTCATAGACGAGCAGGCGTGGATAATCAGCCGGGTGGTGCATAACCTCAACGGGAGCGGCTACACGACGGGCTTAGAGCTTGAGGTTAAGGTTTCGGATGTGGAGTATGAAAGCGAAGAATCAACGCAGTAATTTGTTTTTAAGTGTTTGTTATGCAAGGGTAAAGTGAGTAAAATTAACGTATCGAAAATTAAATGAGGTCCTCGCTATGTTTCACTGTCCAAAATGCCATTTTGCCGCTCACGCCCGCACAAGTCGCTATTTTACTGACACGACCAAAGAGCGGTATCACCAGTGCACAAACATCAACTGCAGCGCGACGTTTGTGACCACAGAAACGGTCGAGCGTTTTATCGTATCGCCGGGGGTAGTAGTACCAGCGGCACCGCACCCGACATCATCTGGTCAGCAACAAATCCACTGGCAGTGATTAAATTAAGCCCTTAAATGGGGCTTAATTTTTTTGTAATGTCATTTTCTAGGACTAGCAAAATTCCAAACACTTCTATTATTAACTTTCCTGATTAGGTAATGTATATTTGTGTGTTGTATTAAAAAAAACTATAATTTTTTCTAGTGAATCGCCGATAACTACTAAGTTGATATTAGGAAAGTTGTTTATAACATTGATTTGAAATTTCTAAGGATGTTTGCGTGAAAGAGAGAATACAAGTAACAAGGCGTCAGCATTATGTATTCAGGAAATATTTAAAAGCTTGGGCTGACACTAAGAAAAGTGACCCGCAACTATGTGCAATGAATAAAAATTCAAAAGGAATTTTTCGGTCTGGGCTTATGGGGGTTGCACAGCAAAATTATTTCTATGAATTTAAGGTGTTGACTGAAGTTGAGAAAATGATGGCTATAATTCTCTCAACTTCACGATATGAAACTTTAAATAACTTCGACCCATACTTTACACTTCGTGAAGTGGAAATTATCAACTTAAAAGAGAGAGTTGAAACCGCTAAATCTACAAGTCAGTATACCCCTGAGCATTTTATTGACGAACGTCGACAGTTAGGTGAGACAAAGCAATCACGATATGAAAATGTTGGGCAAAGGTTCATTGAACTTCTGTTAAGCGAAAATGTAAATTTTTATAGCATTGATAAAGAAAGAATTGATTTTATATTTTTCTTAATGATGCAATACGTTCGAACAAAGGCGATTAGAGAAAGTCTTAACAGCACTTTTTCAAACGTACATGAGGATTTGGAAAGACTAAAACGTTCGGTTGATTTAGTCAGTGCTTTAGCAATAAAAAATGATATACCTTTCGATAAGGAAAAAGCGGAGGAGGAGTTAGACGATTTAAACGCTAACTTAAATTTTGATAAAGTCACTCCTTTCATAACATACAGTACGGTTGATGAGCTCACTTACGCATTCGCTTATATGCAAAAAATGAATTTAAATATTATAAAAGCACATCCAGACATAAAGTTTATAACAGGAGATCAGCCAGTAATAAACATTCACGCACCATCGCGAAATTCTCATGAAGAAATAGATAACCTTGAGTTTTATTATCCACTGTCACCAATGATTGCCATTGTTTTAAACTTCAAAGACCATGATCCATGGCCGGAAAAAATAAGCAAGGAGCAAACATTGGAGTTAAATAATAAAATCTTTGAAGCTGCTCATCTTCAAGTTTATGCAGGTGATGAAAGTGACTTCCGTTCTGGAGGGATAATATAATGATGATTATTCATCAATAACCACTACTTTTTTCTTAAGACTAATATTGAAAGGCATACATATTGGTTATGCCTTGTTCAACTTAGAGAATATAAATTTCTGTAAAGTAAGTTATCACAACTAATTTATTTGACGGAAGGCGTGTAAGTTCATTGCGTTGAGAAAATTTCAAAAGCGTATGCATTACTTGCTAAATGTGTCAATCCACCTTTCCTAAGTCAAACTACAAGCCCCGCTTGAGCGGGGCTATAGATATCGATGTGGTCAATGTGTGGACACGGCCTAAAATAAATCCTTTTATTTCATTGTGTTGAAGCGTTTAAAATGGCTCCTGAGGGAGCCTTAGTTATATCAGAACACTTTCTTATACGGTCGCACCGTTACCTTCGCATACACGCCCGCCGCAACGTACGGGTCTGCGTCAGCCCAGGCCTGCGCCGCTTCCAGAGATTCAAACTCTGCAATAACCGTGGAGCCCGAAAAACCGGCTGCACCCGGGTCGTTGCTGTCGACAGCAGGCATTGGACCAGCGGTCAGCAAACGACCTTCATCCTGTAGCAATTGTAAGCGTGCCAGGTGAGCAGGGCGGACAGACTGGCGTTTCTCAAGTGAATCAGCGACATCTTCAGAGTAAATCACGTAAAGCACGGTGAAGCTCCTTAAGCGTTTTAAAGTGTCAGTTACGTTATGTGAAAGGGCAACTGACTGCAATGTAAAGATAAAAACAATGTTAATACCCTGATCTGAATGCCCCTTTTTTGGCCACATTGACGCTTAAATTGCGCCAGAACAAAGTGTCTTATTGAATATGATTGCTATTTGCATTTAAAATCAGGGTTCGATTTTTTAACGTTGATGACTATGACTTCGATGACCCTTGATTTACCTCGCCGCTTTCCCTGGCCGACGCTGCTCTCCGTCGTGATTCACGGTGCTGTCGTGGCGGGTTTGCTCTATACCTCGGTTCATCAGGTTATTGAAATGCCCGCACCCGCGCAGCCGATTTCGGTGACCATGGTATCGCCTGCGGATCTCGAGCCGCCGCAGGTCGCACCGCCACCGCCACCGCCACAGCCGGTTGCTGAACCGGAGCCAGAGCCCGAGCCTGTTCCGGCGCCACCGAAGGAAGCCCCGGTGGTGATCCATAAACCTGAACCGAAGCCCAAACCTAAGCCGAAGCCAAAGCCGGTGAAGAAGGTCGAGGAGCGTCCGAAACGCGAAGAACGTCCGGTTGAGCCACGCGCGACCCAGACGGTTGAGAATGCCGCACCTTCACGTCCGGTAATGAACAACTCCGCACCGGCGCCAAAACCAACGGTTGCCGCGCCAGCGGGCCCGCGAGCACTGAGCCGAAACCAGCCTCAGTATCCGGCGCGAGCGCAGGCTTTACGCATTGAAGGCCGCGTGCGGGTGAAATTTGACGTTACCGCAGATGGCCGCGTTGATAACGTGCAAATCTTGTCCGCTCAGCCTTCTAATATGTTTGAACGCGAAGTGAAATCGGCGATGCGCAGATGGCGCTACGAAGCCGGTAAACCGGGTAGCGGACTGATCGTGAACATTGTCTTCCGCCTGAACGGCGGGGCGCAGATGGAATAAAAAAAGCCTCCGGATGGAGGCTTTTTTGTCAGATAATCAGGCCTGCGGAAGCTGACGAGGTTTACCCTCGCTATCCACTGCCACATAAATAAACAGTGCTTCAGTAGCTTTATAGCGCTGTCCAATCGGTTCTGAAGAGACCTTCTTCACCCAGACTTCAATGTTGATAGAGATGGAGGTATTGCCGCGTTTGACGCAGCGCGCGTAACAGCACACCACGTCACCTACCGCCACCGGGCGCAGGAAGGTCATCCCATCGACCCTCACGGTTACCACGCGTCCATGAGCTATCTCTTTTGCCAGAATTGCGCCGCCCATATCCATTTGCGACATCAGCCAGCCGCCAAAAATATCGCCATTGGCATTGGTGTCAGCGGGCATTGCCAGTGTGCGTAAAACCAGTTCGCCCTGAGGGGCGTTAGTTGTTGTCATTGTTTTAACTCGTAACGGAAGACTTCAGGCGGGATGCTACTATGATTTCACAGCGGAGAGAATAGACCAGAACGCCTGTCGAACACGTTCTGGTCAACCAGCAGTTAGTGCTTATCGTCCTGAGGAATACTTTCTTGTCTGCATTCAATTAAGTACGCTTTATTATGATTTAATCTAAAGCCAGCTAAGCTGCGCCCCGCCTGACTTTCCTGTTTATAGTGATTTAACGTGTTTTAATTTGAATGGATGCAATTTAAATGATTTGTGTACACTTCTGCGTACATCACCAGGGAGTGTACACGATGCTCACAGATACTAAGTTACGAAAGTCGCTGGGAAAGCGCAGAGAGAAGGTTGAGGTTATCTCCGACTCAAACGGCCTTAACGTGCGTCTAAGCATAACCGGTTCGATCACATTCTTCTATCGGTATCGCTGGCAGGGAAAGCCTGTCCAGTTAAGCATCGGAGAATATCCAACCATTTCTTTGTCGCAAGCACGAGACAGAAGGCAGCAGTTCAGGGCGTGGTTGAGTGAGGGGTATGATCCTCGGCAGAAAGTGTTGGTAGAGAAAGCTGAAAGAATAGAAGCGCTGACAGTTGATGAAGCTTATGAATATTGGGTGAAGCATTACTGCATCCCGGAGGGGCTCATCAAAATTGATGATAATGGCAAGAGTTTCAGGAAGCACATCAGCCCCCGTATCGGAAAAGCTATCGTCGACCAGACAGTGAAGGCCAACTGGCTTGAAGTTTTTGATGCGATGGGAAGAAGTGTTATATCAGGCGAGATGCTGTCCCTGACCAAGCGTGCTTTCCGGTTCTGTCACAACAGGGGGGTTATCAAAAACAACCCTCTTGAATCGCTGCGGCGGTCAGATGTTGGGATCGCTGCCAAAATGAAGGAAAGGAAGCTATCAGACAGTGAGCTAAAGCAGGTATGGGATACTCTTTTCTCTCTTCCACCCTCACAACAACTGGTTATCAGGTTCATGATCCTGACAGGCTGTCGTGCTGCAGAAATTAGAAAATCTCGATGGGACTGGTTCGATTTCAAAGAAAGGACCTGGACAGTGCCAGCAGAGGATTATAAGACCGGAAAAACTATCCGTCGTGCGCTGCCAGATACGGCGATCCGACTTCTGCAGGAGCACCAGCGCGGATCAATAACTAAACACGTTCTTACACCTGCCCAATTCCGAGATAAAGAGGATGTGCCGCCGGGCCAGACCTTAGTCTCGACATACGCTATGCAGGTTGTACGCCGGAACGGGATGAAGGAGTGGTCATTGCATGACTTGAGGCGAACGGTGGCCACGCGCCTGTCCGAGCTAGGCGCTCCGCCACACGTTATAGAAAAGCTGCTCGGACATCAGATGGGAGGGGTTATGGCCAGATACAACCTTCATGACTATATGGACGATCAGCATGAATGGCTGGATATCTGGCAGAAGCACCTGCAGGAGATTATTGGATATCCCCTTTAGTGAAGTTGACCTTATCTTCCCATGACTTAATCTCCGATTCACGCCACCGCTTAGGGTTCCCTGGTATAGTTGGTTTCGGGAAAGGGCATGAAAAGCAAGATGGCATGCGTGCCGGTGTGCTCCAGAAATAGAGCGTGCTGCGGGAAATTTTGTAACGGGCAAGGATTTCGCTTGTAACCAGGATGCTGTCATTCATCTATGTTCTCCAGGCAAAAAGAAGCCCGGCGCGGGGCCGGGCAAAAGGGATAACGGAGCAGTGCTTTCGCACCCAATAGCCAGCTCATAACTGGCTATCAGTTGCGTCAGTCGGTGAAATAGCAGAAATCAGAACTGCGCGTTCGCACAGCAATCCACCCAGGGGTTGGTTTTCCTGTTCTTGCTGCTACATGCCACGAAACGTACTGCATTTGCTGCGTATTGCTGCGCCAGTGGTTCATGCCAAGCAGACGGCGCGCTGCCGCGTTACTCTTCATAATCTCTCCTCATGCCGCACGCTGGGCGCGCAGCTTCTTCAGGTATTCTGCTGTTTCGATTTCTTCGGCGATCCGCTCGGCCTGTGCTTTGGTCAGCGGCTCGAAATCCTGATTAAAGCGGCCCATGCTGGCGATGCAGGTGCGACCGTTGCGGGTGTAGTGGATGACTTCGTGGGTAGCGCGTAGGATTTTGCAGGGCGCGCCGAAATCATCGGCGTACCAGGTATTAGGCTGGATTATCCTGAACATTGGGCACCACCTTAAATTCTATTACCCAGACCCATGGGTTAGCTTCCCAGTTGTCGGCGCCGTAGATGCTCATCCAGAGGTCACGGAAGTTAATGCGATATTCCCAGCCGGGAAGAACTCCGCCAGAAGGCGGCGTAATGCCTTCTGACTTTGCATCGTCCTCACTCAGATCTCTAAGCCGCTCAACACGCACGCAGGTAATTTCCAGAGTGAGTCGGCTGGCCCAGCGCGGCATGTGAATCGAAGGAACCCATTTACCATACGGACCGTTTCCGTCAGCTGCGTAAAGAATGGCTGAACAACCAGCAGGCTCTTCATGATCAGGAACCTGGCTGAATGTTTCCCGTACCCAGATGCGATCGCCAACCAGACCTAATGGACAATTACTGGCAAGGCTGTGTCCTGGAATTGCAGGCACAGATTTCATGCTCCGGACCCATCCAGCACCGTATACCTCATAAAAACCACCATTGAGGACAGGCTGTACCTTCATGATCCTGCGTGTCTGCGTCTTCCGGCCGTCGAGGATGGCGCGCACCATCTCGCCGTTGAAAATCATTCCGCGTTCTTTCACTGGATCCCCCTCTGCTTATTCTTCAGCTCGATGACGGATTGGCACTCCGCGCACGTCTGGCATCCGGGAACGGCAGCGCGCCGCGGCTCGGAATTGGTTCGTCGCATTCTTCACAACGCTCAGCTGATACGGCGTTGCGGTTTACTCGGTTAGCGGAAAGGGCAGCGTTACGCTGAAGCTCTTCAATCTCTGCTGCTGTGTCGATGATATCCATGGTTAATGCTCCCGGAACTGTCTGTTAATTCGGTTGAAGGTGAACGCCAGCAATAAAAAAGGCCGCGATAGCGACCTGGTGATTAACGATTTCATGCGGCTCTCTCCGCCATTATTTCGGCCTTCTGCTCGTCGGTGAGCATGTCGTCTGAGACAATTGCGACGAGATCGCTACTACTCCAGGATATAGGCGCGCTTTCCTTGAAAGCTTTGTTGAGGGACTCAACTGCATTCCTAATTTCTTCAGGGATATCGTAGTAATCCCCTCCATCAGGAATGATTTCTTCACAGTAATCAGTTATGTCCAGTTCGCGAGGATGATTAGGCTCGCAGATCATTAACTGCAACTCGCTCGGCAGCAAAGAGTGCTCATAGCAATAGTCAGCCAGCGATTCCGCGTCGAAAAAGTACTGGTCACTGTCGAATATAACGAGCGGCTCTCCGGCCCATACCGTGCGCTCAAAGGTGGCGAACTTCGCCTGGCGGCTTTCGCGGTGGCATTCTTCGCAATAGCCATGAGTGCTATGAATAGGGTGTTCGTCAGGTTTGTTTTTACACTTGCGATGAGTAGCGCCGCACCAGCGTGCCTGGTGCTCGTCACCGCCCCAGAAACGACCTTGGCGGTCCACCCAGCCAGTCACAGTTTGGATGCTGGCCGCTTCATCGCTGTCCATCATCACGATTTTTTCAGTTTTCATATTCATTGTTCAGCTCCAAACCGCCCGTTAAGGCGGCCAGTTTTGACGACGAACTCCAGGAGGCTAACTCCCAGAGCTTCAATTTTCTTGTGATGCTTGTTGATGATGGGAGGAACCGTTTCGTTCCAGTTAGGCTTTGGCTTCTTGCGCATGGCCTGCTGTATTTCCTCGGTGCAGCGGCGGCAGGCGGAGCGGATGGCGTTGTCTGTTTCTGGCGTCATGCGGCCTCCGTCGTCTTTTTGAAGGAGTGAGCAATTCGCGCAGAAGCAATGGTTACGTAATCCGGGTTCAGGTCGATGCCGATGAAGTTAAACCCTTCCTCGATAGCTGCCCGGCCTGTGCTCCCGCTACCCATCCACGGATCAAGCACGGTACCGCCAGGCGGAGTAATCAGCCTGCAGAGATAGCTCATCAGGGCGATCGGCTTAACGGTAGGGTGGTTGTTCTTCGCGCCACTGGTTCGCCCGGCACCGGCGCGCGGATCGTTAATGCCGACGCTCCCTTCTTTGCGTCCGCCGGTCATGTCGCTGGCTGACGTCGCTATAAATCTCTCGAGGCCTTCATCTCGCTCTTTCGGCTTGACCTTGGCGCAGTAGAAGAAGCGGGCGGCGCTCTTGCTGCTATCGATACGTGGAATTGACTCGTGCCGCCGGTCCATTTGCCCGTAGCAATTCGCCGATCCCATTTTCGCACTGGGCTCATTTCCAGTAAGCGCTCCTTGCTGGCCTTTCGCATCCGGGAACGCTGACACGACAACATCACTTCCGTCGTGAATGATGTTTGCCGGCCAGCGACCCTCTGGTGCCTGCTCGTAATCAGCAACAGGTTCGGTACCGTCACGCTGGTGTGAAAGCAGACCGCCAGCACCGCCATTTAACGCCTCGTCGGTATGGATGCGACAGGCATTGATATTGATCGCCCCGGTACCGTGCTCAGCCATGTTCGCCGACACCGTTTTTTTGAATGGTTTGCGCGCCATGACTATTGGCTCATGGGCTGGTTTCAATGCGGTACCCCAGCCATCAAAATCGCCATCGAGGTTATGCGACTTGGGGAAGCCGCTTCCGTAAATCCAGAGAATTTGGTCGCGGATTTCGAAACCGGCATCCTCTGCATTAACCACAAGGCGGTGATAGGTACGTGATCCGCCGAACGCAAGAAGGTGCCCGCCAGGCTTGAGAACGCGCAGGCATTCCTGCCACTGTTCTACGGTCGGGACGTCGTAATCCCATTTGTGGTTCATGAAGCTGAGCCCATACGGTGGATCCGTCACGATGGCGTCAACTGAGTTATCCGGGAGCATTTTCAGGACGTCTTCGCAACGCCCGACGTGAAGTTGATAGGTCATGCCGCCTCCTGCCTTTCTCGATATTCCTCAGCTAGCCGCTGCGCTTTTAATGGATTGCTGACCACTTCACCCCATGGCATTAGCCAGCCGTTACCAATGAAGGGAAGGCACACAGTGCCAACCCTGATGTCGTCGTGAGCGTGAGTCATAGGATGGACTCCATTTCGTCGATGTAGAGGCCCTGAGCAATCAGTCGGCGACGGCGGGCGGCCCGCGCTATGCATTCCTGCCGTCTGCCTTCCTGCGATTGCTCAATGGCGCGCCGGGTGAACAGGCGCGATTTACCTTGCGGCGTTACGACCTTCGGCTTCGTTACGAGGTCGAAAGTGCGGTCACGGATGCCGTCCTCGTTGAGCCATTTCTCCGACTCAACAATCTGCGCTATCTGTCCGGTGCCGCGGGTAATGCCGTTGGCTACCCGGTTAAACTCGATGAGCGTTACGCCAAACTTCTCCGCGATTTCGCTGCCGGTGACCGGGCGGCCGCGCGTCTGAATCATCCAGATAACGCGTTCACGGAGGCCGGAGAATTGCCCGGTTCGCCCGGGCCTGCGGTAGAAGGGCGTGCGTTTCATTTCCACTGTTCCCCGAACGTGAATCCGATCTCCGCCAGCGCCTTGTCCATCTTCTCGATGAACTCAGGCACCATTTCGTTGAAATCGGTCATGTACTTCGGATCCCGCTCAACGACGACATGGTGAATACCTTCGCGCTTCATGCGCGGGTCGTAGTTGGCAAAGTACCAGGCGTCTTTGCCGGTCACCCACATGCTGTACTGCACCTGGGCCATGTACGCAGACTTGATGGCTTCGAAACCGCCAAGGCGGAATTTCATGAAGTCGCGGGAGGTGAACGGGCATTTCAATTCGAGGCCGAAATCGTTACTGCACAAGCCGTCAGGGGAGCACGCGGTGCGCATGCTCTCGTCACGGAACAGGATCGGAGACTCCGTGACTTTCACGTCAGTGGTGAACTCGAAGAGGGTGCGGGCGTCTTCCTCGTACTGCTTGCCCCAGGCCAGTGCCTTGGCGTTAACCTCTGGCGCTACACCGGTGCATACCTCGGCGAGCAAGGTGTGGAAGTAGGACATTTTCATGTCTGTCCATTTGCTGCCAGATCGAGGCTTGGAAATGACGTTGTGAGCGTCAGAGGCAGTAATAACTCCGAGCCTTAATTTGGCCCATGCTTCATCACCTTGCTCTACGGTGGACACATCTATGCCGGTCCGGGCCAGGATAATTTCTGGTGTCATGCTGCTGCCTTCTTCTTGAGGAAGCCGAGGGCCTTAACTGCCTCGGCTTGGGTAAGCTCGGATGAATCGCGAATATCACGACGGAAAATTTGCGAACAGACTGGGAGCAGGTTTTCTTCCCATGTCTTATCCATTGCGATAAGGACGTCGTTAATCTCCTTGATAATTTCGTCCCCTGCTGGGGTTACATCGCGTTCTGGCTGGCGTTCTGCTGAGAAGTTGATACCTTCCTCACCCTCGGTATTAACATGGTCGATGGCTGCATCCAGGCGCTCACGGCGAGGCCAGTATTTTGCTGCCTGCTTCACGACCGTCTTTAGGATCATCTGTTCTTCATCTGTGACCCATGGACACTTTTTGCTGTTGTCAGATTTGTACTTCTTCCACGCTTCTGAGCGGTCACGGATGGAGTAGATGGCATCGATGCGCATCGTATGGGTGAGGTAATCACCATCGTCAGTTTTTACCGTTACATATGCCCCTACGATGTCCCCGCGCTGCTCTTCAGTATCGAAGTCGTTGTAGATGTGGATTGGCGGCTTATCGAGCCCCTCGCGGCGGAACTGGTCGTTTCTTCGAACAATAGCCGACTGGCACCACTTAATGGCGCCAGACTGCTGCGCGATGTGCATCAGGCCCATGTAACTGATGTCGAGGCAAATAGCCCCTTTACGCGGAACCAGGTAAGCCAGCTTCTGAGCTGGGTTTAGCGAAATACCGATAGCCGCAACGTTGATGATCGCGTTCTGTGTGCTGGTCTGGTTCTGGAATGCAACTTTCGCGAGGTAGTCGTTGTTCTGAAATAGCTGGATGGCGAACTGACTTTCCTTCGCCCACACCATCCGCTCGTCAGTGGCCGCCTTAATGAAAAGCGGCTCCTGTTGTTTGACGAAATCAACAAGGGTTAAGCTCATAATCCCTCCTTAAAACGGGCAGCCGGTACGGTGTTCCCAGTCGTATTCCGCCTGGGCGTAAGCAACTGCCGAAATAAAATCGTTGTACGCCTCGCCAGCTTTATCGCTGCGAAGTCCTTCGTATGGGCTGGAGTCAATCGGTACGGAGAAGTGGAAGAGGCCGGACGGCTCTTTTGGCATCATGTCGATGATTTCCCGTGCCCGGTCACCGATCCACTTCTCTTTCTCGTCGGTGAGCTGCTGTTCAGCCCAGCGTCGATCTTCGATTCGGTCGTAGGTGAGGTATGCGTTCATGGCTGAACTCCTGAAATTTGGATGTGCAGATCCCGCCCGCGTAATGCCAGGCCGATCGGTTGAATAGGGTGGTTAGTGCTGCGCGATGGATTTCGCTGGGAACTCGCCGTTGCGGAGGATGCTTTCTACCGGCCAGCACTCAGCAGACACTTTCTGCTCTGAAGCCGCCTGGCTGCATTCCTGCGGGCTGTCGTATACGCCGAGAATGACATCCTGATAATCACCGTTGGTCATTGCCACGGTCAGGACGAGTGCGAATAAAGTTTCCATCAGTGAAGAGTCCTCCCGATGGCGACGGCGTAAAGGCGCTTTGCTTCTTCCCACGCCGGAGCATTGCGATGGAGTACCGCGAACGACGCGAGCCGTTGGGCCTCTCTGATCTGCTGCTGGTTTACCATGATTTCCTCTTGGCCTTATCGCGGCGAACGGAACGGTTAATACAAGACTTCAACGCATTTATTCAGTGTTTCAATGGGCGGTGGATGGCCGCCGGTTGTCATAACTAACCGCACTCATAGAGAACGGTGAGGTATGAAAAAGGCCGCCTAAGCGACCTTGTTTAATTCACGACATTGCCGATTGAGATTGTTGAAAACATCCCGAAATATCGGATATTCATCCTTCTTAACTTTGCTCAAGTAGCGGTGACCGATGGTTCCTGTCTTTTCATCAAGAACAATGCGCCCGCCACTCACCCCTACCACAAAAAAGAATCGTGGATGTTTTCGCCACTGCGATATCAGTCCATCATCTATCGCTTTCTGCATGTATGGAGGCAAGCTAACCATGCTGGCCAGTGCAATCTTCGATTCCTCTCGCTCTATAGCGTCCTTCGTGCGTTGAATGCTTTCTTGCAACGCACGTAGCGCATCACTCTGCTTATCCCATTTATTTAGCGTTGCGCGACCGTTGCGCTTGTCATTGAGTGGCTGTCCATTTGCCTGCGCCACGGTGTCAAAGTGATGCTGTAGCCGCTCATTAAACCGCGCCTCTTTCTTTGCGAGAGACGCTTTCAAAATACCCAGGCGTTTACTCATACCCACCCCTCTGTCGTTACCCGCTGATGCGGGAGAAATGCTTTGGTGATTGGATGGCCGGCGCTGATCTCCGGCATAAGGCGCTTTTTAGGCGGCTGGAGCTGACTTATTTGCTTAGCTATCCTCGGGAGTCAGTCACGTCCCCCTGCCCGTCAGCCCAGGCATTCATCCAATCCCAAAACATTCCAAATACGCACCATTGCCGCTCTCCCTGAGCCCGCCGGGCGTCCGACGCATGGTTTACTGTCGCGCCGTTCGACTGACCGAATCTCCACTTCGCCGCTGGCTAACTTCGCTCAGCTGTCGATGTTTCGTTTCGATGAGTTGATTATTAACTAATGGTTATTTTCAGTCAATAACCATTGGTTAATTATTTTACCGTTGGTTATTAAGGTTATGATTTATTGGTTAATTTAGTTCTGTTATGGATTTGTGCAGTACGTGCTATGCTGCAAAAAACATCAAAAAGGAGTGGTGAGATGGACTTGGATGAAGAAAGAGTGAACATGATGGTTCACGCCATGGGGCGGGCGGTCATGGAATTGTCACTGGCTGATTTACCCATGACCCAGCAAAACATCATCGACAAGCTAGAGCAGTACCGGAAGGAAACAGGAAACGTGATAGGGAAGGGCGTGAACAGGGATGCAGCCGAGATAGTGCGGAAAGGAAGGTAGTGCAGGAGTGACAAAAAAGTGCAGGAGCAACATGCGCCAGCGCAGGTTATTTTGGATCACGTCATAAGTGATTGAATTGCATTGGATGCTGGCTTTAGTGGTTAGTGTAAGTCATTGATTTTAACGCCAGCGCAGTAACTTTTGGATCTCGGTATGGAAGACACAAAAAACCCGGCTCAATGGCCGGGCCTACTTTTAGCTGGCGTTCTCACAACCAGGTTGACCGCGGTCGATCACTTCAGTGCCTTCGATAACAAATCCGAATTTACCAAACAGGAAGGAGTGGTTGAACTGAGTAACAACTACATCAGAAAGAGCAACAGAGCATTTGTTCTTCTCAATTGCACGGTCGATAGCCGTTTTTACATTCGGGATTCCCAGAGGGAAAATCACGACTGGAGCAGAGTCTTCTGCGGTTACGCGAGCGCCTTTGACGAAATTGTTTGAGTTAAGATTGTAGTTTTTAGTGCTAGCCACAGTCAGATCAGCTACACGTGAGCTACACCCAGCTAACATCATTACCCCAAGAGCTAAAGCCAAAACCTTTTTCATTTTTTGTTTCCTTTGATTGCAATCGGAAACATCTTAACATAAAGCGAGGGCTTTGGAGATCACCTGTTCTAAGGGCTTTCAGGCATTAAAAAACCCGGCGCGGTGGCCGGGTTATGCTTGGATGCGATGCATTATTTTTCTTTGAATAGCATTTATATCAGACATGTCAGGAGCAATATCATTGGCCGCAAACATTAGTCGGCTTGAGTCCTTTTTGGGAAGTTCAGATAGGTTAGAGCATATTGCTATTGAATCGAACTGATCATTATTTGCTGATAAATGCTGCAAAGTAATTGTGGTAAGCCTGGCTTTATCTTTGTTGGCTATACCAAACAGATACAAAGGTCTTTTTGAGTTTGTTTCTATTTTGAAATCAATAACATAGTCTTGACTATTAGGAACATTGGCTTGATAATTTTCAATCAAATTATCAACTCCTACAATATTTATTACCGCTTCTTTAAGATCATCATAGAAGCTAGATTCCGTACGAGTCTTAGTCCACATTCCAATATCATATAGCCTTGTAATGCCTTGCCCAAACCTGAAAAGATTTCGCATCAAGCTTTGTGCATCTGACAACAAATAAATCTCACCATCATCATCATTTAGCCCAGATTCTGAAAGCAAAGCTTGGTACAAATTTCCTCTGCTACCAGTGAGGATTTTGTTGAGGTCCATTTCATAACTCAATCGCATCATAGTTGTTCCCATGTCAGTAATTTTCCATCCAGCTGACTCAGGTTTTAAATAGGCAACTATAACGTCCCCATCACGGGCGGTCATAGGTAACGTGACGGCAACCATACCATGACGCTGAGTAACGTACACCGAGCCACATAAGCTAGTGCAAATTTCTCTTTCAATAGCATCAAGGTCAATTGTCATCAAACATATCTCTGGTTGTATCTATGTCAGGTAATGTTAAGCCCATAATTTTGCAATCGCCTACTAAGCATTTTAGTGCGCCATTACAATTGTTGTATCTGTCTGTTGCAACTGCGAAGTGTTCAGGCTTTCGACCGAGATCTATATACCTTTCCGTTGCTCTATGCACATGACACTTGTAGCTTACGTCATCACCTTCAAGTGGGTTTTCATGGGGGTGATCACATCCGTTATATCTTACGAGTGTCACCGGTTCTTGACCAGGTATTTCTAGTCGTAATCCGCATGAAAAATTATCTGGCAATATCGTATTTTGTCTGATGTATAACGTGTACTTTCTTTTCCCATCAGATGACTCAACATCATAGTTTTTTCGTTTAGATTTGCGTTGTTCCACCCATCGCGCGCGCGGGTTGGTTACCACTTTAGCTTCACTTATAAACTCTTCAATCTGTGAATCTGTTAATGAGATATTGTCCATGTCTGATTTATTTTTCTTAAATTAAATCAATAAAATATAGCTTGCTAACGCTACGAGCTATACCCCACCCAACTGACCTGCTCCCCGTTGATTAGTACACCCCGATGTTAGTAATGTCTTCATAAGCCACATGAGGACATCCCCATGAA